AGAGGTCGCGGCGCTTCGTCCACCTGTAACAAGTTTGAAGAACTACGCTAACTACGTACAAACTGTTGCAGCAACTTTGAAACGCCCACCTTTGGCTGTCATCACTGAGTTGTCTGTGGTTGCAGATCCAAAGACTCAATTCAAGGTTGTCTTTAATGTTGTAAAAGCTATTGAGGACCCTGCTATTATTCAGGCCATTATTAAACGCTCAGGTGAGGAAACTCAGCGCGCCATTGATACAGCCGGTGTGGATACTGCTGAGACTGAAACAGCACCTGTTGCTGAATCCGATCGCTTTTAATTGAGTTACGGGGGAAAGCAGATGCTGTGAATCTTGAACCGAGTGTGGATGCACGGCGCTCAACTCCACAGATGCAGCGAGTACCCCACCTGACCCTATGAGGATTGAAATGAATAAATTGCTATTGATAATAGGGCTTCTAAGCCTAGCAGCATGTGGTACCAATAAACCTATCACATCATACTCAGAACCACCTGTAGTGCCCATCGTAGTGGAGCCAAGGGCACAACAGATGAGCCGCAATGAAGTTATTCATGCAGTAGGTGATTGCGAATCCAATGGCTTACGTGCTGTGCCTATTATTTCCAAACGTATGATCTCTGGTATGTTATCAGATATCGTTATTGACGTGCAATGTATGCCACGTCTTCGCTGGTTTTCTAACTAAGGCATACTGTGAAACCAATTTTCCTAGACTTTGAAACCGAAGGCATCGAGGCTCGCCCTCTATATCCGCCTAAGCCAGTTGGCTTGGCTGTCTATGATCCTGAAAACGAATTCCCTAATGGTTACTTTGCATTTGGGCATATTACCGGTAACACCACTACACAAGAGGTTGTAGTTAACTTAATGAGGAGTATGTATGAATCTAATCGCCAGCTCTGCTTTCATAACGCCCTATTTGACTTGGATGTTGCTGATATCCATTTCGGTCTTACAATCCCAGACCCTGTTCGGATACACGATACTCTCATTCTTTCTTTTCTCTACGATCCACATGTTCCTTCACTATCACTCAAAGATCTTGTTGTGCATTGGGACCTCGACAAACCAGACGAACGAGATGAACTTAAAGAATGGATCATTAATAACGTCCCTGAAGCTAAACGAAAAAAGTCACAATGGGGAGCCCACATTAGCAAAGGACCAGTCGAGCTGGTAGGTCGCTATGCTTCTGCTGATGTAAGACTTACTTCAAAGCTTTTTGACTTTGTTTCTTCTCACGTTTTACCGGCTCAGCAAGACGCATATCTACGTGAAGTTGCATTGATGCCCATGTTGCTTGAAAACTCACGCTTAGGGGTTCGAGTCGATGTCCCTGGTTTAGAGCAAGCACGATTACAAGCAGTGGCAGATATTGCTTTGTGTAATGACTGGGTTCGTACATGTTTGAATTCTCCTGAATTAAATGTTGACAGCGATCAACAGCTAGTCGAGAGTATTTATACGACCGAGCATTGGGATAGAAATAAAACTTGGCCTACCACAGATAAAGGTCAAATGCAGGCAACCAAAGAAGCTTTAGAGGAGATGCTAACCAATGAGTACCTTCGAGATGTCCTCAGATATCGGGCAAATCTATCTACGTGCCTCTCAACTTTCATTGAACCTTGGCTTGCATCAGGTAGAGCTACGGGCCGCATCTATACCAATTGGAACAGTGTTAGAGGCGAGCGTGGTGGGACCCGGACCGGACGGCTCAGTAGTACTCCGAATTTCCAAAATGCACCCATTAGATACCCCAAAGTAAAGCTACCTGAAGATCTACATGTTGCAGACTTACCATTGGTACGTAGTTTCATTCTTCCTGATGAAGGCCATAAGCTAGTTGCATGTGACTTCAATGCGCAAGAGTTACGTATCTTTGCTCACTTTGAAGGTGGTAACCTAATGCAACAATATCAGCAGGATGCTAGAGCTGATTTGCATACATACGCTGCCAATATGATGACCGAGGCAAGTGGCCGTGAGGTCAGCAGAACATACTCAAAAGGCGTATCATTTGCTATTCTTTATGGCGCTGGGCCAAAGAAAATTAGTGAAATGCTTGAGGTTGATTATGGCTTAGCAAAAACATTGATGGATGCTTATACTACCGCTGTGGCGCCTGGGCTTAAATCAATGCAAGCAACTATGCGCACACGATATAAGCTAGGCCAACCTATTAAAACTCTGGGAGGTCGTTTAGTAAAGATGGAACCTCCTAAGGTTATCAATGGTAAGCTTAGAGAGTTTGACTATAAAGGTGTTAACCTTCTCATTCAAGGCTCTGCTGCCGATCAAGCCAAGGCAGCTATGTTGTTGTATCAAAAAACTCGACAAGGCAGCCGCCTATTGTTAAGTGTACATGATGAATTAGTTATTAGCGCCCCTGAGGATAGCATAGAACGTGAGGCAATATGTCTTACCAATGCTATGTGCGATGCATTAGAAATGTCAGTCCCCATGGTTAGTGACTATAAAGTTGGTAATAATTATCAGGAAACGAAATGAAAACATTTTGGCTCATGGTCTTTGTATACATTGTAGGCATTATTGTTGCAGCCCTTGATTTGTTTGTTTGGAGACCATAATGAAGTCATTATCACATTCATCTATTAAGTCCTATGAAGAATGCCCATATAAATATAAATTAACTCGAATTGATAAGCTACAAGAGCCTACTGGTCCTGCAGCACAACGAGGTAAAGATATTCATACAGAGTTTGAAAATGCTCTTGATTTAAAACAAAAGTTAGATACTACATTTGACTATTGGAATGACTACATTACAGAACTCATTAGTAAAGGAGCTAAAAGTGAGGTACAGTTTGCGATTACAAAAGATTGGGTTCGCACTGATTTTCTTGCTGCCAATGCTTGGCTTCGCGGTATTTACGATGTGCTGTGGGTTGATGGTGATCATGCTCATGTATTGGATTGGAAGACAGGTAAGGAGCGCGATTATGGAGATCAACTCAAGTTGTACGCAGCTATTATCTTGGCTGAACTACCCCAAGTAAAAAAAGTTACTACTGAGATTTGCTACATCGATTTAAACAAAAAAGTTAATGTTGCTACATACGCACGCAAAGACTTTGATGATCTTAAAGAATGGATTAGCAATCGCATTGCACGCATTGAAAGAGACGATATTTACGCCCCAAAGCCTAGCAATAATTGTAGGTGGTGCCACTTTCGTAAAGACAATGGCGGGCCTTGTCAATGGTAAAAGTGCTACTTGAAAAAGACCTTGAAGCTTATTTCTCACGACAATGCAAAAAACAAAATCTCCTCACATTGAAGCTAAATGTTCGCTATGCAAGGGGATGGCCGGACCGAATCGTGGTACTGCCTGCTGGGAATACATTATGGGTAGAACTGAAAAGGCCCGGCGCCAAAGTATCACCGCTGCAAGCAAAGCTGCACAAGGAACTTCAAAGTCGAGGGCATAGTATCCACGTAATAGATTCTACAGAAGGGATTGATCGTGTTTTGGGAACCACATGAGTATCAAAAAGAGGCTGTAAAGTTTCTCATTACTAGAGGCTCTGGTTCTCTTTGGTTAGACCCGGGTCTAGGTAAAACGTCTGTTGTGCTATCAGCATATAGAGTGTTGCGCACTAAAGGCCTTGTAAAGAAAATGCTAGTCATTGCACCTTTGCGACCTGTGCATGCAGTATGGCCTGCTGAGCTTAAAAAGTGGGAGCAATTCTCAAGCTACTCAATGGGTGTATTGCATGGGCCTAATAAAGCTAAAGTTCTTAAGCAAAATAACGATATTTTTGTTATTAACTTTGAAGGCATTGGTTGGCTATCATCTCAACTCAACGGTAAGCCTTGGCCTTTTGATATTTTAGTGATTGACGAAAGTTCTTATTTAAAGAATACTCAAACGCAACGCTTTAAAACTCTTAAACCTTTGTTGAATAAGTTTGATCGCCGTTGGGGCTTAACTGGTTCACCTGCACCAAATAGCTTATTAGATATCTTTGGCCCTCAATACATTATTGACCAAGGGGCTACCTTTGGGCCTTACATTACGCATTTTAAAAATACTTATTTTTACCCATCAGGCTTTGGTGGCTATGAGTGGAAACTTAAACCTCAAGGTGAGCAGCAAATCTACGATAGGTTAGAAGGTAAGGTGCTTCGAATGGCAGCACTAGACCATCTAGATTTGCCTGAGCTAACATATAACAACATTGTGGTAGAGCTACCTGCCGATGCTAAGAAAATTTACCAGAGCCTCGAGGACGACCTCACTATTGATTTGCAATATGGGAACATTACTGCTGTGAATGCAGCCGTGGCTGTCATGAAATGTCAACAAGTAGCCAATGGAGGATCATACTTAGATGGAGAAAAGAAACAATCGATCCACATTCACGATACCAAAACACAGGCCGTTCAGGAGTTGGTGGAGGAGTTGTCAGGTCAGCCTTGCATTATCGGTTATCATTTTCAACATGACTTGGAAAGACTCAAAGTTGCGTTTCCTGAAGCACCTGTCATTGGTTCCGGTGTTGTTGGTGATAAACTCGATAGAATTATTAGCTCATGGAATGCCATGGAAGTTCCGGTTTTACTTGCGCATCCGATGTCTGCTGGCCACGGTCTCAATCTACAAGGTGCTGGGCATGCAGTTATTTGGTACTCATTAACTTGGTCACTTGAAGTCTATGAGCAATTCATACGCCGACTCTGGAGACAAGGGCAAAAGAATCATATTGTAGTACACCACATTATTGCTAAAGATACTGTGGATGAAGCCATCATATCTGCTGTTAGGCGCAAAGATAAAACTCAACAAAATTTGTTGAATGCTGTGCGTGACTACGTGAGACGTGATAAAATTGAAACCGTTGATATTTGAAAAGTATGCAAGCCATTCCACTATCTACACAACAAGGAGATTCTGCTATGTCAGAGACCAAGACGCGTCGTTACGCAAATAAAAAAGCAATCATTACACTTTTAGCTTCAACCAATCCTAAGCGTAAAGAGACACTGGCCCATTATCGATTTGATCTATATAAAAGCGGTATGACAGTTGCTGACTATCTTGAAAAAGGTGGTCGTTCTGGTGATATTAACCATGATGTTGAAATGGGCTTTATTTCATTGAGTGAATAATGAAGATCCTAATAACCGGCGTCACCGAGACGCATACAAATCATCCCGATCGAGCAAGCTCAACTAAGTTTGTATCTATTCCCGAATTGATGCGTAATGCGTTCGAGCGGTTAGGGCAAGAGGTACATCATCAAGCAATACATCCGGGGGATGATCTCTTTGGTTACGACAAAGTGTTTATTTACGTCTACCCATTAGATCATAATGCCATCAATCCTGATGGGGCTATATGGGGGTTAGTACAACGCCCTGATGCCTATATTTGCCTTGATGATTGGTCTTTCCAAAAGGTGATACCTACATGGGAAACCAAGATTAATGCCGACGCTCTAACACAACGCACATGGTTGGCACCATTATTTCCATGGGGTGATACCAAACAGATGGGGCTGCCGGTTGATGATATACGTCATTGGGACCCATCACCTTTATACAAACTACCTGCCTGTAATAAGTACCCATGGGACAGGCGTAAAACAGAGTGGTATAACGCATCATTTTCAAAGGAAGCTCATGAATGGGCCACAGCGCAACAACTCACTTGGCCTATACATTCCGTGGGTGGAAAGTCACTTGGGCAGCCAAGGCTTTTGGAGTCTCAAATTGTGTGGGATTACGGGCAATATAAAGGCGTGCTTTGCCCAACTTATGCCCATGCCGGATGTGGATGGTGGCGAGTCAGATACCAGCATGCTGCTCATGCGGGAGCTATACTCGGTAGCGATCCCAAAGAAACAGGGGTTATACACCCGGCGTACGGTTACACATTAAAAGAAATAGAAAAAATGAGTGATGAGGCAAGAAATTATCTCGCATGGTTGCAAGCAGATAAGTTAAAAACAGCCACATTGCAAGAAACATTAAAAAAAGTCGAAAGGTGGTTGGAATGATCATAATTCTCGAAGGACCAGATGGTGGTGGTAAAACCACATTGGCTGAGAGACTTCGTCAATTCTTTGGCACACATCGTATGACTCATGTTATGAAGCATGGGCCATACATAGGTATGTCAACTGAAGATTTATGCAAGACGTATTTTAGATCAATGACTCAAGCTCTTACCTATGATGACCACGTGATCATGGATCGGTCATGGCTATCTGAGCCTATTTACGGTACAGTCTACCGTAATGGCGCTAACCGCGTAGACTTACCTAGACGGCGTATGCTAGAACGTGTTGCATTATCTCGTGGTGCAGTGGTGGTGCATTGCCAACCTGACTTATCGTTGTGTGTTGATACTTTTAAGCAGCGCAAAGGCATTGAGTATCTTGACAATACGGAGCAGCTTGGCGAAGTATATGAGGCCTACGAGACGCTTTCACAGCATACTTGCCTTCCAGTTGTGCATTATGACTACGAGAAGGATGCACTGGAGTCCCTCGTTCAAACGCTTATGGATAGATCTACATCCAATAGGGCTTCTGGCGGCGGCAGTTTTAAGCAAGGTAACATACTTATGCTATGTGATAAGGGGCCAAGGACTAATATTAAAGCAACCGCAGCTGTTGTGCCTTTTATCAACTTTCTTGATGATGATGGCCCTAGTCGTATGTTGGCAGATACTTTAGAGCGTGAAGGCGTACCTGAGAGTGATTTGTATTGGATCAACACACAAACCTATCAAGGCACTCCTACGGATTCGTCATTTATGAAAGACCTACAACCTAGTAGAGTTTTTGCATTAGGCAATAATGCTTATGCATGGGCACTTAATAATAGCGTCCAAGCATATAAGTTACCGCCACCTTTGTACCACATGCAAAACTTTCCGCATCAACCTTATCATGTAACAGAAAGCGACTATGGAAATACCACTCATTCATCGTGAAGAAGATCTTATCCTCCTCTACAAAGCTCTTAAGTACCGAGGCGTCGATTCAAATCCGCGGGGTGAAAGCACGAAGGAGATTGAGAACTTCACTTATTCTGTTGGGCCTTTCGTGCGCTTTAACTCTTTTGTTGGTCGCAACTTCAATCTTAATTATCTTAAGCGTGAAATGGCATGGTATATAAAGGCAGACCCTTTCGACACCTCCATCTCTGCTCACGCAGCTCAATGGGGTAAGATCGTTGTCAATGGTAAGCTAAATAGTAATTATGGTAGCTATTGGTTTGGCAAGTATGGCGTAAGACATATTGTTAGACTATTGCAAAAAGACCCAATGAGTCGCCGTGCAGTCATTCCTATGTATGGAACTGACGTTGACCACATGGATGTAGATGCCAAAGATGTGCCTTGCACTACTGCCATTGAGTTTCGTTTACGTCGTGGTAGGCTTAATGTAAGAGTCATTATGCGTAGCCAAGACATTCTATGGGGCATGGCCAATGATATACCTACCTTCTCATTCTTACAAGAGATTGTGGCAGTGCTTCTTAATGCAGAAGTAGGCTCACTAACCATATCGGTTGGGTCATTTCATGTTTACGAATCAAGAATGAAGATGTTCAAAGACATATTAGAAAAGCAACAACATACCCCAGTTGCAGACAAGCCACCTAGGATTCAAAGGTATGAAGCCCATATGTTAATGGATAAGCACATTGATACTGCTCACCCGTTCTCACGCTGGCTGCTTGATGTATAATTCACGTGTAGTACTTGACCATTGAAAGGAATATAAATGCAAACGCCTAAAATCCGTTGGACCTCCAGAGAACGTGAGCAAGTAATTGTAAAAGCTATCGAGCTCTTCAACAATGGTAGTAAGTTATCCATTGCCGTAACTGACGCGCAATCAGTATTAGATGCAGATCGACAGCGCCCTGCAACTAGTGTTCGTTGCGATCAACAACTTCTCAAAGAGATTAAAACGCGGGCGTATGCAGTAACTATCACACCACAAAAGATCGATGCCCCAGAGCCCACTCCTGTGGCTCAAGATACGCCATCATTAGATTCGTTTGTAGCTTTACTTGCCAAACAATTCGCAAAGACTTTCAAAGAAGAAGTTAGGATTGCAGTTAAAGAATTAGAGCATGAGTTCAAAATTGCCAAGCATAACCCTGAGTACGAAAGTACTAGAACTGACAAGCCCCGTGTTATTATCATAGGACTACTAGATGCTCAAGCATATATGATAGAGAAAGAATTTTCCAACTTCGACATCTCATGTATTGACACTAATCGGGCATTGAATTATTTCCCGCCACTTGCTGACGCGTACTTATTGATGAAGAACTTTATCAATCATTCAGTTTATGATAAGTACAAACCACTACCTAATCACGTTCTTATTGATGGAGGTATGACGGCATTAAGAACATGGCTTAGTTCGAAAGGAAACGAATTGTGAGTATCCCCTATGAATACGTATACACCCCCTCAACCACCGACGTAACTATTCGTTGGCGTATAAAGTATAAGTGGGTCCCACCTACTGAGCAAGAACATTACAAAAAGAAATGGGCTGACTTTAGAACTCAAGCTGCTCGAGGTATTGAGAGCTTGGCCCCTGAAGAAGACCCTATTAATGAACCACAACATGTTAACATTAGGAGGATTACAGGATGGAAGACCAAATGAAACAAGAGTATCATGATTGGGTAGCACTGTTGAATAAAACAGACAATCGTGATTTACTACGTGACCCCTATAGCGTTTGGACAGAAGCATGGCATGTTGCTATGATGGTGTCAAAAAAAATCCCCGTACAAGACGGGGAAAAACCACTCTGTCAATAGCGAGAGTTACCTGACAGGTGGCGCTGCTGTCTGCGGTTGTAGCGGCTGATCGGCGGGGTTGCCTTCATTCATATACTTATAGGCCTGATAAAGCAATGGTGGTGCTGATATTGCAGCGCCTAAGCCTTTTACAATTGGATGAGGCATAGACATAAGGGCTCCACCTGTAGCGCCCATACCATGCTCTATCATGCCGGGAACGTCTTGATTTTTATAAGCTTCATAAGCTTGTACACCCTCATAACCAGTTGCGGCGCCACCTAATAAACCGCTAAGGGGAATATTCTTGGCAAATCTGCCTAGCTTCTCAAGAGTACTTGGCGTGGTCATTTCTTCCAGCATTTGCGCACGCTTACCTGCACGAGTTGCAGTAGACTGCGTAGACTCCAAAGTCTTATTTAATTTCTCAAGTGCTAGCTTATTCTCATTGGCTGCTTTAACAGCGGCATCATATTCAGCTTGAGCTTTTATAAAGTTAGTATGCGCTGCCTTTTGCGCAGGGGACGTGAACTCACCCGAAAACTCTGCTGTGTTAGGCACAATTAAGCCGGTACGAGATGCTTTAAAATTGGCCCCTTCGCCTACTGCGTTTAATTCTTGTTGCATTCGGTAATTACGAGCCGCTTCTGTTGTAGCGTCACCACCTGGGCCCATTGAACCAACTGTTTTTTTGCTCCACTTATCACCTGCTAATGCTTCATCTGGCGCAGTTGTAGGGGCACCATAGCGTATGGCCTCTGCCTCAGCTGCACGTAAAGCTTTTTGCGCGTCATCCAAAGCTATATTTAACGTCTCTTGTCGAGTCATTAGAGACCGTATATCCATGGATACGTCTTTAAGCTCATCAACGCCTAACTTTGCGGTGATTTTAAGATCTTGTATGCGTGCTTCACGTGAAGGCAACTTGGAAAACTTATTGCGGTTAAGCGCAGTACCTACACCTGCGCCAGCTACAGCGGCGCTTTCTTTGCTTATAGGCGCATTATAACGCTTGGTAGAAGAAACTGTGGTGCCGGGTGCTGGCGCAGGAGTTGGTGGGCCCGGGCGAAACACCTCACTTAGTTCTTCCAGCTTCTTTTCACTAGGCGCATCAGGCATTGTAGGCAATGTGCCAGTATACTCTTCACGCTTTCTACGTGGGGCAGGTGCAGGCTTTTTATCTGCAGCCGCTTTACCACCACCAAAAATAGGGTCCAGATCTTCTAGTGACATAATTATCTACCTACAAAAGGATTATGCTTGCTATACAGCTCTTGGTAATACTTGTCAAAGCGATCCATCACACTATTGTAATCAGAAGAAGTAAAGAAATCACTAAATCCAGAACCAGGGCCGTATTTCTTATTCCATGCGCCATATAGCTTATTCAATTCACCACGCATATTCATGCCTACAATATTCTCTTTGGCGTAGTACTTAATGGCCTCAGCCGAGTCTTTGGCTGTAATCATAGGGGCTTGTAAAAGAGTTACGTCTGCATTAGAAATCTGCGGGCCAAGGATGGACTTATTAACTCGAGCATTCTCAAAGAATTGCTTGGCAATAAGATTACTAATTCGTGCCAAAGCTTGCTGCTCAACAGGAGGCAACTTAACCTTGGATAAGAACTCATTAACTGGCAAAGAAAAAGAGCCCCATGGCGTAGATGCGCCTTGCTCTGCAGCCGCAGCCAAGCCATTTAGCAAACCTTGCTTTTGCATAAGGCCTAGCACTTGTGGATACTTATCTGCAAGATCATGCAACTCACGAAGATCTCTAACATTAGAGTTCACACGCTCTGGAGACCAAGTAACAAGAGTACCAACTTGCTCTTTATACATCTCATCCATCATTTTTTGGCGCTCAGCCATTGACTTAGCTCGAACAGCTAAAGGCACACTATTATCAGCTGCTGTAGTTTGCTCAGCTAGTTGTACTGGCCCAGGCGCTGCAGACATTGGCTTTTCTATAATAGGCTCGTTGCCCGTATCAACTTTAGGCCCTGGTGCATTAGGTACTATATTAGTTTGCAAACTACCACTTGGCACAGGCAATACGTTAGGCTCACTTACAGGGGCTGGAGTTGCTTGTGGCTTTTCACCTACGCCTAAGATTCTACGTGATGCTGGAGATAAGAACTTAGTAAAGTCTTCACCATACTCAGCACGCTGTTTTGCAAGATCAACTTCTTTACCCGCAAGCTCCGTGCCTAGCTTAACGTTACCGGTTTCCATCTCAGCAGCGTTCTTAAGCATGGTGCCTAGCTCAGGTGAGCGTAAGGCCACTGCCATGTAAGCCTGTGGAGTAATCTTACTAAGCAAATCAGATGGGATAGCGCCTCTCTCAACCATTGCCTGAGTTGTCTTTGGGTCAGTACCAAAGATATTTGAAATAATAGATAAGGCTTCATTTTGGCGTGAAACACTATACTTTTGCCCAGCTAATTGCGCTCTAAGCTGCGCAATAGGTAACGCCATTTCTTGCGACTTTTCAACATCTTGACCAATGGACGTAGACGCTTTGCCTAAAGCTTCCCAAGCATTGCCTGTTTTTCCAGGGTCTGCCATAGCCCCTGCAACTTTCCACCAGTTAATAGGCTTGGCTGCACGAGACTCTAATGATTGCAGTATTTTACTAACTGCGTCCATATACTCAGTTTGAGCTTGTGGATCTTGCCCTATGCCTAATGGTGCAGCAGGAAGTGCTCCGGTTGCCATAATCTATCCTTTAACTATTAGGGAATAAAATCTGTAGTGGTTTTATTACCCGAAAAGATATTCCCAATTTTATCCCAAGGTAAGTTTGAAACGCCACTAATAATATTACCTAATGGCGTATTACCTGCAGCACCTCCATACGAGGCAGGGGATGTATTCAATGCTGCCAACAAACTACCTAAACTGCTAATCTGTTGTAATGGCGACGCTGCATACGCGCCGGGCAATGGGCCTTGATACGTTGAGGACGTTGAAGTAGGCACGTTGTAGCCTCGCAACAAACCTGATGCAGCAGTTGCAGTTTGCAATGGGAATAATTGCTGCTGTTGCGCAATTTGCTGTTGTTGCCCACCTAAAGTAGCAAGAGCGTTAATATTGCCTAAGCCAAGAGCTTGGTTACTGGTTGCAAGATTGCCGAGTTGTTGGCCTGCAGCCAATTGATTTTGCACTTGATTTTGCGCAGCTTGCAAAGCTTGTGTATAACCAGTTTGCATTGCTTGTTGCTGTTGCGCTTGAGTGGCTAAATTTGCGTTGTTAATAACTTGCCCTAGCGCACCGGCACCACGAGAAGAACCAAACTGTCCACTACCTACAATGCCTGCAGTAGCCTGTGGTGATAGGTTCCTAACAATATTTTGCTGATTTAAGTCGCCTAAAGTATTAACTACATTATTTGCATATGGCGTCATCATTTGCTGAGTTAAATCAGCAAGATTAGTATTGCCAGCAGTTTGAGCTAAATTAGTAGCTGATTGCAAAGTAGGTTGATACCCACTACCTGCAGCGCCAACTGTATTAAATGCTTGCTGCTGTAACGCTGTAGGGCCTACAAATTGAGCGCCTGCTGCAGCATTTTGGCCTGTTTGCGCAAGGCTACTAAGGTAATCGTTGTACCACCCAGGAGTTGTCGTTGTAGATGACTGAGTAGTTTTTACATCAGGTAGCGCACTACCTTGTGCTAAGTCCATAATTAACCTTTCAAATACTCAAGTGGCGACTTGGCCTTAGGTGGAATATTCTTATGCGATGCTGATCGCTTATGCTTACGTATGCGTTGGCGCATTTTATCAAGCATTGCAGCGCCTGCTTTGTTTGAGCCATTTCCGAGAGCAGCAACAGTATCGGCATCAAACACATATTCACCATCAGCCAGCATTGCAGGTATACTATCTGATTGCCCATCACCCGCGCCTTCAACGTAAAACCCTGTTTTACCAGTAATAAACTCAGGAACATGCGTTTTACCACCTTTGGCATAGTACCGTTGGTCCATTTTTTGTTGACGTTCTGTGCCTAACCCATCCCAATCTTTTGTCAATGAGTCCATCTCATTATACCTATATGGGTCGTTACGTATTCTATCACCCAACCCTGTAGAAGAGTTATTAAACTTAAAGTCGCCCGGCATATCTACAATAGGCTGCTCCCATGGGCCAAGTGGGCTTACTACACTATCTTGGTTTGATGGGTACTTATTTGTACCGTATTTGTCATGCTTATGTAAGGTATACGCCTTTTGCAATAAACTTTGCTCTAGCGGGCTAAGATTATTGATGTCATCACGTGTTTGTTCTTTTGACGCAATCCACTCATCCAACATATCAAATAAGTTAGTATCCTCAACGCCCCCACCCTTTTTATATCCAGATATTTGACGTAATCCTGCTGAGCCTAGCGCGTCATATTGCGAAGCAGGCTTACCGGAAAGCAACGCACCTGCGCCGCCTGTGTAAGTAGTGTCTTGCATGGCAGGCATTGCGCCATAAGTATAATGGCTCATGCCTTGCTGACTGCCCATAGCAGGCTTATTTTTATTAAGTAATTGCGCCAATAATTGTGGATCCACTGCGCCTAGCTCCGGAGATAGTTGTTGCAACTGCATAGGCTGCAACGCAGCATTCTCACCAACAGGGGCGCCGGGCAAAAATGTACCTTGCCCTTCATTAGGCAAAGCGCCAAGTTGTTTTCCTGCAGCTAAACTAGAAAGTGCGCCTGCAATGCCTGTAGCTGGGTCAATACCTCCAAGACCTTGGTCAGGGTTATTACCTAGTATTTGGTTTACGCCTCCTGCAATTTGTGTTGCAGTCTTATACGCTTTGTAACCGTTCTTTATATCATCTAAAATTGACGTACTACCAATCTTAGGATTTTGCGGAAACTGTTGAGTACCTATTTTCGCAGGACCTTCTGGCCCAACCTCATACTTTGGTGCGTTTGGGTTATAGGTATCCGCAATGGCATTGGCTATAATGTTATCCAGTGTATCAGCGCCAAAGTAACCTGCGCCACCAAGACCTGCAGATACGCCTAATGCATTAAGAGGTGCGCCAGTATAGCCGGCCATAATATGGCCTGCGCCTGCTTCAACACCGGGAAAATAGCTTACGCCTGTATTTGCAGCAACTTCACCTGCAGTTAAGCCTGCAGTACCTGTAGCAGTGCCTAAAGACCCTAGTACACCGGCATGCTGAAGAATACCACCTACAGCAGGCAACAGCGCAAGGAATGGCCCGTATTCCTCAAAGAAACTTGGTGCTTTGGCGTATCTAGTGGCATTAAAATACTGTGCTTGTGGTTGACCTTGGTCATTAGTTATAGGTACAAGGCTTCCGCTGCCATCAGCTTTATAAAGAACGGTTGCGTGCTTTGCTAACTCGCCTCGCTTGGCACCTTCAACAGCGTTAGTTACGGTATATAAATCTTTGCCTTTTTCTTGAAGAAGATTATAAATCTTGCCTTGATCCAAAACTTTAGCGCCAATACTTCCTAAACCACCGCCTGCGGGTCTTTGATATTGACTCGGGTTTTCAATACCCGCAGCCTGAGCTGCAGCAATAAAGTCTTTATCGCTTGCAGTATAGCCTGCTGCTGTTTTAAAACCAGTGCCACCCATGCCTTCAATATTTGCAACAATCCCATAATTACCTGCACCAGTTAATACTCTGACAGCATCAGATTTTTGATCCCAACCTGCGTTATAAATGCCATCACGTATATCTGAATTGAAAGAGGTTATTTCATTGCTGCGATCTTTGCCATACCTAAAATTCTTATCAATAATAGACTGATTAAGCGTTGGAAATTGACTATTGCTACTTGATGATGCAGGCTGCGACAAAGGTGCAGCTTGTTCTTGCTGTGGTTGTGATTGCTGTTGCTGTTGTTCTTGCTGTGGTTGTGATTGCTGTTGCTGTTGTTCTTGCTGCTGTTGCCGTTCTTCTGCTTGGCGTGCGGCAGCTAATTGTGGTTGCAAATTCCTAATTTGCGCTTCATAAGTTGTGCGCATACCTGCGCCACCAAGACCGTCGCCGACCTTGCTTATCTTGTTATTTAAGTTATCAATTTGCGCTTGTATATCCGCAGAAGAAGCCATGTAGATACTCTAATTAGTAGTTTAATCGTGTTGGTGTAATAGACATAATACCAACTAATACAGATGCCCAATCTTGCCATGACTTAAAATTTCTGGGGTCAGGCACGCCTGATTCAACAAAATACCCAATACCTTGCATACCTGATGCCCAGTCACGCCATTTAGCTTCAGGCACGGTGCCTAGTTGATTAGAAGCAAACAGCTCAGCCATCAAAGCGCACCATTGGTCCCATGTCATATTGCGTGGGTCATACGTAATCATTATGGATTACCTGTACTACGCCCACCACCAAGATCTACACTTAATAATAAGCAGCCTTGTTGATAATTACCATTAAAAGTATTACTGACAAATCGTAAACGCATCTCACGGCGCTGCTCACGCATATCAATCTTTAACGTAGTTGAGTCAAACGTGTAAGGGTCAGAGGGTTGGTCAACATCATCGGCGTAACCTTTACCTGTTACTACAACACTCATGTCACCTTGTTGCACAAAGTCCGGCTCAATACGCTCTAATCTAATATATCTATTCTCACCTACTGGTGCTTTTATACCCGGGCCACCATTAACCCAGCCAAGGCTGTTGGTTTCAAAATAAGACTCAATAGCATTAACATTGGTTAGGTATACCTCATTGACTCCTGTCTCATGCTGCCATAAAGCGTACTTACCTGCTGAGTCAACCGTGTTGCCTGCCCAAATAGGATGTCTAAATACTTCTGAAAATGTACCGGCTGAGCGGCGAGCGCCTAAAGCCTGCCCGGCGTCATACCACGCTTTATCACGTACATTTAAGATAATAGCATCAGTACATTCAGTAGCATCGCCTTTAGGGTAGAACCACCAGATCTCACCCCAACGTGGAATTTTTGCAGCCCATACTTTTTGACGTTGCGCGTAGTTTAGATTGTCAAAGAAATAGTTAATATTGGTATTGTTCTCAACTTCTTGCACGACACCATTATAAGCCAAGAAGCGGTCAACGCCACACCAATAAATAATGCCATCGTACTCAATGACTGATTGAGAAGATAGTATAGATGATTGCCCAGAAATTGTATCGTATCTCCAATACAAAGTGGCTGTGCCTACTGTTTGTGGAGCGTAAGTTACTCTAATTAAAGAGTCTAAAGACCAAAATAATCCTGCAGGTGATGTGGTACCACCACGCAATGCCATGCCTTTAACTATCTTTGTTGCTGAGACATTATTGGAGTTAGAATCGGCACTTACCCAATTGGTAAAGTCACCTGCTGCGCAATTTTGTACAAGGCCATTATTACCATACACAAACAGGTACGGGTAAAGCATAACTGCCCCACCTGATACTGAGATGTTATTATCAAACGTAATGCTTACACCTGACTGCACAGTCATTGCAGGGCCAGTGGTTGTAACAGTGGTTGTGCCAGTCGCCACCACAACGTTACTTACAGTCACTCCGGCAGGTATATAAGTTGTAGCAGTAACAGTCTGGCCTATACCAATTCTGTAATCTGCTGTAGCAATAACAATGGTTGTGCCTGCAGTAATATTGCCTGTAAGCGTAAAAGTACCTACTGCGCTTAATGCGCCACCGGGGAAAGTACCAGTTAGTACAGGTGTATTGATCTCATTATCAATATGCAATAAGTTCTTACCTGGGTGTGCAATCAACTGCAACGTGTCTGTGCCATTGGCGTCAAAGCCAATGTCAAACTGCCATAGATTCTCAGTGCTAGCAGTAAAATTATTAAGAGTTATATTGGTAGGACCTGAGCCTACTCCATCATCGTCATCAACTTGCCATTGTTGTAAATAACTTGCTGAGCCAGAATAAACGTAGTTAATACCATTCTGAGATTGCATAATCATGCCACGGCTAATCTCTGCGGCATTAAGAAAGATACCACGGTAGCCGCCTATTTTACGAGCACGACCACGCTGCCAACGCACCCATCTGCCATCCACATGCATAGGCGAGTCAAACTCAGTACCATCCCGCTGAATACCAGCAGGGACAGTTAAGGAAACAACCTTAGCTGTCAAAACGTGCCTCCAGCAATCCCGTTTGTGGCTGTAAAGCCTGAAGCTGTGAAAGAGCCTGCCAAGGCGTTGCCAATAACAAAGCCTAGTGTGCCTGTTGAAGGTAGATATAAACCAGAGTTTGCATCACCTGAAAACTTAAGTGAAGGTACAGCCAAAGAGCCATTACCTAATGTAAGAGCGGTAATAGAACTAGCTGAGCCTGAAGCGGCGTTATAGACGTTAGTGCCATCACAAATAAGTACCAGAGAGTTGCCTTGCGGCACAACCACTGTTGCGCCACCTACAACTGAAGTTTTCATTGTAAATGAGAACGCACCAGTCGTATTATTGGTAACTGTATATAACTGCACCGTTGAAGGCACAATAACGATTTGGTTGCTGGTTAAAATACCAGAGTAGCCTTGTATGGTATTAGATGCTTGTGCTGAAGTAAGTGTTAGAGTCCCACCAGTGACATTCAATGCCAATTGAGTATAGGCAAAGGCATTGGATCGTCCATACCCAAAGGTGTTCCACCCAGTGCCATTGCTAACAATAACTAAAGACTCAGTTAGTTGTAATTGCTGTGAGGCGTTACCATTGATAGTATCAGTACCTTGTGGCGTTAGAGTTAAGATGCCTGAGCCATTATTGGCAATCATGCAAAACCAGTTATTACCTACACTAGCTGCAGAAGGTAACGCAAATGAGCCTACACCACCTGCCCATACAGCAAACTCAGCTCTATCTGTTGAAGCTAATGTTGTACTTGAGTAATAAGTAACTACGCTGTATGCTTGATTAAGAGTTGTACTTAATGCCGTTAAACCATACCCTGCTAATGTTGCAGCGTTTGCAGCAGATGTGCCCGCACCAAAAGTTACTGATGTCCACGTACCTGCAGTTGTAGCATTATTGGTAAGGTAGATATACTTAGAAATACCTGACGTAATTGCACTAATAGTTGTGCCATCACTTTTTACGACAGTAAATGTAGTAGCACCAATGTTATTGATAAGAATTGACTGCCCTACAGACACCTGAGTAGCTGCAGGTAAGTATAACTTTAAGTTAGCAACTGTAGCAGTTACGTCAATAATGTTTGCAACAACTAAATTATCATTGCCATTAACAGGCCATTGCAATATTGTGTCTGTGGCAATCGATAAGCTTTCATACCCAACCTGAGAAGGTTGAATAGTTTGGCCAGTAAAAGGATTGACGTAGCTGGGCATAATTAACTTTCTTTAGCAATCGCTTGACGATCTGCAAGACGAAGATCATCTTCAAGTTTCAATGCAGATAGCGCTTGGCTATATTTTTCTTGGAAGATCTGCCGTGTATCGTTCTTTAAAAAAGGCATCGCTTGAAGCAATGTGCCAAAGAGCATTACATTCGGCGCATTTTGTGTGAGCCAATTGGTTTGATTGGTAGATGAAAGAGGCGCAATTCTTTCATAAAAAAGAATCTCAACCGCCAATGCAGTAGGTGGCGTAGGGGCTATAAGCCAATGCTCATAGTCATAATCGGCATAATACTTAGGGGCACTAGTGGAAGTAGCATTAGGCCAATAGGCTTTTAAATACTCATACTTACGTAAAAGAATAGGCTGCTTTTCACCTAAGGCGTCTGTATAGCTCATAGATACAGTCTTACGCCATCTTGCAGGCTTGGCTAATACAGGATTGCCTGCCACAAAATTAGTTTCCACCACTTGCATTTGCCCAAGCGTCTTAATTTGCTGAGCAACTTCAAACTCGCAAAGAGTAATAAACGTAGGAATTTGATTGACGACAGCTTGATCTCGTCGTTCAAGATATTGCTCGACAGTCTCAATAAGAGAGTCGTAGGTGAGCACAAAGGAAACAGTCATTTTATACCCTCGACCTGTACTCAATCATTATAAATCCAATTTGCGAAAAGAACTGACATTTTATGCTTAAGCAATCTTTGCACCTGATTGAAGTTGCGCAAGTGTCAGGCCACCTGTGTATTGAAAGTGCGGGTACTCTTTAAACCGTTTCCAATCCCCAGCCCACTCCAACCCTGCGGCTTTGCCAAGCTTCCCTACTTGCTGCCAGACTTCATCTTTCACATCCCAGCGAGGTTTACCAGCCACTATGGGGACGACATCCACGGCGCATTTGTAGTTGTGCCAAGACTGCCCAGCTTTTGCATTGGTTACGATCTTGCCCGGCGTTGTTCTGCCTTGAGCGTATAAAGCGTTCTGACTAGCGTTATCTCTATAGGTGCTAGTCACTAACAGATCGATTCCTGCAGCTTTTGCAGCAGCCAGAAATGCCTCAACCCGCGTTTTTGCAGGCGGAATTAGGTCATCTACGCTGCGGCTATTGATCATTTATCAGCAGAGAACATCCCGACTAAACCTGCTAGACCAAGGCCGGCAGTAACAATAGCCTCGCCTAATTGAGGCGCAATAGGCACTCCAATAGCCGTCAAAAATAAGATGGCACCACGCCATGTAGAAGGCTCTTTTGCACGACTTAAAATGTATGTCTTCATGTCACATCCCTACAATTTTTTTAAACAACTCGGCAGCTACGCCGGGGCCTAACAACACAAGCACCATCACCGCATAAATCAAATACTCAATCTTTTGCATGCGTTTAGAGCCTTCATCAAACATTTTTTGAATGCCTTCATACCGCTCAACGCAAACAGCCTCATGCACAGCCAAGCGTGTGTCCGTATCGTCAGCCATTTACGACCTCTGGTTCTACTTTCTCAGCGTTAGCCGCCTGTATTTGAGGTATGGCTTGATTGTGGATAGCTTGAATAAGCTGAAATGACTGAGTGTAAGGAAGCTGACCTAACGCAGTCAGCAACTCGTTAATCTCGTCAATTGTAAATTTTAAGTTGATGTCCATAGCCACTACCTTATGCAGTTGGTGCTGCTAACCACGATGTAGTAGCTTCATCCCATGTGTACATACCGTCTGTAGGCATAGCCACTGGAGCCTGCCACTTAGCATCGGCATCTAGCACCCAACTTGGATATGGCTGTGGTGGGACAAACGCATCTATGTCAGCGCGGTATGTGTAACCGATACCAGCATAGTTCTTACGCTTGTTGCCGTTGTAGCTGGTTTGCACCCAACGACCGCCAAGTACGCGCTCACAGAACGCAGCGCCGATATGTTCTTTCTCAGTGCCATAAGCATCAGCCGTGTCTTTGTTGTCAACTACGATTACACGCAGTACAACATTGTTGCTATCCAATTCAGCAAAATGTGCCATTACTCTTCTCCTAAATGTAAGCCAGTCAGACTTTCATCTGACCCTATGTAACCTTTAACAAAGGTGTTAAACGAAATACTGATACGAGTTCCATCGCCCTGCTTGGTCTGAACCATGTGCGTCAAGTTTGATGGGAAGATAATCAAGTCACCTGCACCAACATCAAACCACCAGCTTTCACTATTCCAATGGTTCCAGTTTTCTGTTGGAATCTTGATGCGTTCGTAACCATCTTTGTAAAAATAAATTCTGTCTGTTTCTTTGTTCGCCTGTGGGTAGAACACACCAGAGATAATGCTGTTAGGGTGAGCGTGTTTGTGATGATACTGACCCGGCTCTGTGTAGTTAGACCACGACTGCGTTATGTACGGTGTTACGTCATTCTTAGGTGCGTAGACTGACTTGAAATACTCCAGCATTGCGTCTTCTATAAACTCACGTATCTCTGTTAGCTCTACAGACTTCAGTAGCTTTCTATTCTCGCTAGTGGTATTTCCCTCATTGGGATAACGCACCTGACCAATAATAAAATCCAGCTCTTGCTGGGTAAGGTCACGGTCTAGTTTAGAAAAACCTACCGCTGTAGGAAACAAATTTGTTATGTTCATGCAACTGCCCTGTCGTATATCTCTTGCTGACCACGCATCTGCTCTAACTGTGCTTTAGTCCAAACAGTTTTGATACTGTCCTCAAAAGCCTTTATCTTCTCCATCGTTTCTAGCACTTCTTCCATCGTTGGGCATTCCCGCTCGGGGTCTTCCCAGCGTGTGAACATGGTGTTGCTGATTTCCCACTTAGCGCCGGGGCGCAGTAGGTGCATTGCAGTATCTATGCCGTAGAGCATGTATATCTTGTTGTCCATAAATTAGCTGTAATTTAGTTTAAGAATAACTACGCCTGAACCACCAGCAAATGATGTGTTTGCACTTCCAGCAATTCCACCACCGCCGCCTCCTGTATTTGCAGTTCCAGCAGTTCCTGTTCCCGTTGCTCCACCAGCACCGTTTCCGTTTCCACCACCACCAGAACCACCAGAACCAGCCGTGCCTGAATAAAATGCGCCTCCGCCTCCACCGCCAGCATACATTACTG